AGAAAAAGAAGAAGCCAGAGAACGAGCAAAAAAACTTAGAAAGGCTACTGGAAACGTTGAAGCCATTATTGTAACGAAAGACGGGGTAATAAAGAAAGCCAGCGAGTTAACTTTTCAGGAACAAGAAGTTGAAATCATGCGTTGTGCAAAAAACCCTATTTACTTCATTGAAACATATCTTACGATTTTTGACCAAACACAAGGGGTTGCTGGTCAGATTGTGCCGTTCAAGTTATTTGATTTTCAGAAGGAACTGATTAGAACATATAACGACCCCGCAAATCGATTTGTTATTGCAAATAAGTATCGTCAGGCTGGTGTTAGTACGACCACCTGTGCTTATATTGCATGGTATGTTATGTTCAATACTAATAGAGCGTGTGCAATCGTAGCCAACAAACTGGAAACCGCAACTGGTGAATTAATGAGTGATGTTGTGGAATTCATCGAAATGTGTCCGAAATGGCTTAAACCCAAAACAGGTAGAAATACCGAAGAAAATCTAACCGATACTCAAAAACTAAAGATTTACGACAACAAATCGAGACTCGGTGCATTCGCATCTAAGACAATTCGTGGTATGACTCCGACTTTGTTATTCTGGGATGAAACCGCTTGGTCTGAAAAAGGTGATGTGTTCTGGACATCGGCATTACCTTCATTGGTTACGGGTGGTCGTGCAATTATGGTTAGTACGCCTTCGGGTCTCGATGCGGTATTCTACAAGACATTCCAAGGCGCACGTCAGGGTGAAAATAACTTCGTTGCTGTTGAACTCTGGTGGTATAATGACCCCAGATATAATAAAGACCTGTATTGGATTAAAAACAAAGGCAAAAAAGACGAGAAAAAACTAAAAGACGAAAACTGGTCACATGAGAAACGTGCCATGATGGTCGAAGATGGTTGGGAAGCATGGAATGACTGGTTTGAAGAACAGGTTAAGAACGCCAATGGTGATATGCGTAAGGTCGCACAGGAACTTTTGTGTTCGTTCTTGGGTTCTGGTGATAACTTCATTGCCGAAGAATACCTGAAGCGTATTCAGGAACACGAAATCAAGACACCAATTCGTCAAGAATATCATGACCAAAACATGTGGATATTCGAAGACCCGATTGAAGGCGAAGAATATATAATGGCGTTGGATGCGTCACCGGGGCACGGTGAAGATAATTCAACCATTAATATACTTAAAACCATAGAAGTTATTGAGGAAAAGGTAGTTAAGAATAAGAGAACGGGTGTTGCCAAAAAGAAAAAGTTCAAACGACATAAAGTTGAGCAGGTTGCGGAATATTATGGTAAAATAACCCCACAATTGCTTGCTGAAATCGCATATCAATATGGAAAACAATATAATGACGCTTATTGTGTTGTTGATGTCACTGGTGGACATGGAGTCCATACCGTTGAAAAAATGATTGAAATTGGTTATGAGAACATGCATCATGCCGAAGTCAGTCACAAACCAACAAGAGATAGATTACAGGGGTATATTAAAAAGGGTCAGAAGTCGATGCCCGATGGTGCGGTTTCAGTGGTTGACCTCATTCCCGGTTTCTTTATCGGTCAAAATCGTCCTTCAGTACTTCTTGAACTGCAACGAGCAATTCATTTAGAAGATGTTATTATCAGGTCGATAAGATTATTGGATGAATTGAAGACGTTTGTAACCGTACCCGGTAACCGAGTGGCTGACCACAAACGCACCTTCCACGATGACAGCATTATGGGGTTGGCAATCGGTTTATTTGTATTGAATTTCGACATGGCAAGATTCAAGCAAAACAAGGGTGTGACTGAGAAAATGCTTAATTCTATATTGACTGTGAACGATATGGAAAAGATTAAAGAAAAGAAAAAATTAAGCAGTAAATCAATCTTTACCGCAGACCAAAACGACCCCCTAAATCCCCTTGGAGCACATGCATGGTTATTTCAGGGAATAAAAGATAAGAACAACAAGAAAAACAAAAGATAATTTGTATTTATGAATAACTGACTTTTTCAAAATTTCAGAGTATTTATAAAAAAGTATAAAAAATTATAATAATGGCTGACGAAAATAAAGGGACGATATACCAACAACTTAATAAGATGCTAAACCTTGATGGCTTTGGTTTTCAGGATTCAGCACCAGTTGCTCCCGTAGCGACTCCACAGAAATCAAAGATTGTTATCAAGGGTAATACTCCCGAAGAAATTCATAGAAAAGGTTTGGAATTAGAGCAGAAGCGTGAACTCCAAAACAAATTCTTCAGAACCACTGACAGAGGTTTCCAAAAAGCATTACAATATGAAGCAGCCAGACTTCCCGCATATATCGATTATGAGGGAATGGAATACTACCCAATTATCAGCAGTGCACTCGATTTATTCATGGAAGAAGCCACAACCATCGGTTTAAATGGGAAAATGTTGAATATTTACAGCAGCAAAGATAGAATCAAAACACTGTTAGAAGAATTTTTCTATGATGTTGTAAACGTGAATGTTAACTTGCCTTTCTGGGTAAGAAATACTGTGAAATACGGTGATAATTTTGTGCTTTTATATGGTGAACGCAAGAAAGGTATTACACACGTAAAGCAACTCGTGAATTACGAAATCGAGAGATTCGAAAGAATTCAAAACGGTAAACCACTTGTAAGGTTTAAGGAAAGAATGACTGGTGATGAATTCAATGTGTTTGAAATCGCACACTTCAGACTTCTTGGTGACGACAAATATCTGCCTTATGGTTCATCAATTCTGAATAAAGTCCGTAGAGTATTCCGTCAGTTAGTTATGGCTGAAGACGCAATGCTCACCTACCGTATTATTCGTGCTGGTGAGAAAAAAGTATTCAAAATCGATGTCGGTAACATTGATGAAGACGATATTGAAGAATATATCTACAAAGTAGCAACCACATTTAAGAAGACCACACAAGTTCAGCCAAATGATGGTCAAATCGATTACAGATTCAATATTCTGGGTAATGACGAAGACTATTTCTTACCCGTAAGAAACGCCAACACACAGACGGGTATCGAGACACTGCCGGGTGCTTCGAATCTCGACCAAATCCATGATATTGAATACCTTAGAGACAACTTATTTGTGGGTCTTGGCGTACCTAAACCCTTTCTGAGTTTTCAAGATGCTGCTGGTGCAGGTAAAAACATGGCACAATACGATATCAGATTTGCGAAGAAAGTAAATCGTATCCAACAAGCCATGATTCAGGAACTCAATAAGATGGCAATGATTCATCTCTATCTATTGGGATATAGTGGCGAAGACCTTAATAGTTTTCAACTCACTCTTACGAATCCAAGTACTCAGCAAGAACTACTGAAATCTGAGTTAATGCGTGATAAGGCACAAACCTACACCGAACTCACACGTGCTGAAGGCGGTATTGCTGCACTTTCACATACAGCAGCAAAACGCTTGATTTTTAACATGAGTGACCGTGAAATCGTTGACGACCTCAAACAACAGAAGATGGAGAAAGTTGTTATGCAAGAACTTCAGGACAGTCCTGTTACTATTAAGAAATCTGGCTTGTTTACTGATATTGATAGTAGGTTCGGTGAACCAATCGAAGACATGCAAATGACTGGTGGTACTGAAGGCGGTATGCCACCACCAGAAGGCGGTGCTGAAGGCGGTATGCCACCATTGGGTGGTGGTGAACCATTAGGCGGTGGAGGCGGTGCTCCTGCTGCTCCTATGGGTGACATGGGTGCTCCTGATATGGGTGGTGGTGTAGGTGCTGCTCCTATGATGGAAAGCCGTATGAGCGATGAAGAATATGACGAACATCTTGAGAAACTGGTTTTCGGGACATCAAAAAAACCCGAAGAAACACAAAAAGCCAGACAGAAAGAGATAATTCAAGAAAATAACAATACTAATGATAAACTGAATAAAGGTGCTGCTGACATGGTTGCAGAAATTGACCGATTATTGGAAACCAATGAAAGCATTAATAACGCACAAAAAATTGATGAAACTCAAGATGTTGATATTGAGGACATTGAAAATCTTGAGTTAGATGATTAGTTCGGTTAAAGAGCATTTATAGTTAATTATAGTATTTATATTAAATCGAATTGTGTCTTATGAAAAATGTTAACATAGGAGTTGCTAACTTAATAATTTGTAACAAATTAAACGAGTCTTATCTCAATAATGAAATATTGGATGAGTCGAGAAAGACTGCAACCAAGTTATTGGATATCGTAAAGAAATCACCGATTCTACAATTGGAATTCAAAGTTTATAACAATATCCAAAATAAAATTGTTGAGAACGAAGTTCTCGCTAAAGAATATATTGATAAGCACATAGAATTGTTTGAGGTCTACACCCTTGAAGAAATTGAAGCCGAACGCAAGAAATTACAAGAGTTTCTTACGGAAGAAGTGCTTGGGACAATTACTGAAGCCAATTATGACCTCGAAAAAATCGATTTATATAATGCAATCGATACTCTTGTCACGGAATCACTAAAAAACAGTGAAGACGTTGATGTCGATGAGTTACATGAGGCGTTTACTTTTGTTTTCAATCATGTTAGGTCTCCAAAAGTCTTGACGGAAAACGTTGAAGCCGAACCCGTAAATGAAGAAGTTATTGAAATCGCTGTCGATAAATTTAACGAGAAATACGCAAGTCTTGATGAAAATGATAAAGAACTACTCAAGACCCTGATTAAAGCCGATTGGAGAAAGAAAAAAACGCTTCTTGAGACCTATAAAACCGAAACACTTGAAATTCTCGAAGGAATTGATAAGGATAATGTTCAGGATAACATCAAAAAAGCCATTGATAAAATCAAGGAAATGGTTTATGATAAAAAAACCGTTGACGATAACATTATCGGACTTCATGAACTCAAAAAAGAATTGCTTTAAGTGTATTGATTGATAAAGTCTTTCTTCATTACATTTAAATCCACATCCCCTTTAGTACCAGCGACACTTCCTGCTGGCGTAAATTGCCATGCTTGCCAATTGTTTTTCCACGCACTCGGTGCTGTTGGTTCGTCTCTTTCTGGATTATATTTTCCTCTCAGGTCATAATACCTTGCAACCCAATAAGGATATTTGCTGTAATTTTGTAGTTGCCATTTTTCCAAGAGGTCATTACGGCAATAAATCATAACATTATAACCTGCTGCTTCCACGGTATTAATAAACGCCTCAGTGAATTGATTAATTGCTGTGTTTGGATTTGCAATGCTTCCCCACTTATAGTCATCAAGGAAACAATCTTCTTCAAGGTCTAAAACCACAGGCAGTTTAGGTTCACCACCACTCGGAACTTGACCCAGACGCTGAATGAAATGATTGGCATCATCAATACCGTCTTGTGTTGGATTACTTGTTCTTCCGAAACTCGCAAAATGATAATAACTAACTTTGATATCGTTATCTACAGCACCGCTAATGTTAGCATTTAGATTGTAATTCGGATATCTTTTAGTGTCTCCGTCATAAAGCGTTCTACCTTGCGTCAATTTGATGAACACAAAATCAATACCACTCTTCTTAACTTCTTTCCAGTTAAGATTACCTTGATAATGAGAAATATCCATACCCAATTCACTTTCAAGACCACCTTCTGCCCTACTATTCCTTACCCTTTCAGGTGTCATCATTTTCGGGAGATTTGCTGCACTAAGTGCTGCACGAACCGCATCACCACCACTGAGACCATCGTAACTCGTAAATGCAACAGGAGTTAATACACGTGGCATCGGATATTTAAGGAGTTTAGTCCCACTGAAACTCGTAGTCATTTTATTTGCGGTAATCTGGTGTTCAACCGTTAAGATAATATATGCACCATTGAATAACGGAATGTTTTCAAGTTGGAAATATTGTGTGGGTTGAATCATTGCGTTTCCGAAACCAGTTACTGTTGCCTTATACGACCTGTTTTCATAAAGATTATAGAGATTCTGTCCTTTTGGCACGGGTGCATCGGGGTTTTGGTCACCAGCGAGTCTCGATAGTATCTGAATACTTTCATTGGTTTCAGGATATTCCTTGCTATCTATTTTAATATCAGTAAACATAGACTGGTTCTGTTCACCAAATCTCACACGAAATGCCCTTACTTCACGCCAAGGAAAATCTTCATTATCTTCCTGTTTTTCATTTTCTTCGTATTGTGAACCACTGTCATCGCCTGAAAACCCTTTCACGCCCGGTTCCGAAATATCAATAATACCATCGTTTTCGAATCCGTTTCCACTAACACTTGGATAACTCGATGAACCACCAATATACATGCAAACAAAGAAGGGGTTTTGATTTTCATCATAACCACCAGTATGTATTTTGAAACTGTCTTCCCAACTGTTTTCGGTTTCAAAACTCAGGAAGTTCTGAAGGGGGAAAAATTCAAAACCATTTAATGAAAGTAATTGAGTTAGTACCGAAAACAATGAAATGTTGGGGTCATTCAGCATATCACCAAGGATTTCAGCATTAATTATGGTTTCACCAATAGGATTCATGCCACGGTCAACAAAAGCAAATGAATCTATTAATCTATTGGATTCTTTGTTGAATGGATAGTTCATTTTTCCTCTTGCAGTACCAGTTAACCACTTATCATTGATATTTTTAAATGAATAATATAGTTGATTAATAATATCGACATCCCCCTTAACTTTCTTCAATTCTTCTTTTTCTTCCTTCAATTCAAGTTCTTTTTCTGGCACGAGTGCGTTGAGTTTTAGAAAGAATGTTAGGAAATATTTGTCATTAATTGTTTTTATTGCGTCTCCACTAAGTGTTCCAATACCGTTTTCATTAATTTCTTTAAGGGAAACATATGTTGTGG